TTTTAGATATGCCAGGAAGAAAGAGAAAGCCAACAGCCATGGTGAAGGCTGCCGGAACATATAGAAAAGATAGGCACGAGAATAGGCTTGATGTGCAAGAGGATGTACAAGGGAGCAATATGCCAGGAAGAAAGAGAAAGCCAACAGCCATGGTGAAGGCTGCCGGAACATATAGAAAAGATAGGCACGAGAATAGGCTTGATGTACAAGAGGATGTACAAGGCCGCCCAAACCTACCAACCTACCAAAGCAGTGAGGAGACATTCCACTGGTTGGTCAAGCACCTTGATGACCTTGGTGTGGTTGCTGAGTTGGATGCCATAGCATTGCAGATGTTGAGTGATGCGTGGGAGGACTACTGTGCTGCAAGGCAAGTGATCAAGAAGCTTGGCCCTACCTACAGCACTACCACTGCTCAAGGTGATGAGATGCACCGACCAAGGCCGGAGCTTGGAATGATGAATGGTGCTTGGGATAGGATAAAGAAGATGCTGCCTGAGTTTGGACTCACCGCAGCGGCAAGAGCCAAGTTGAGTGCTCCGGAAAGATTGGATAGTTTAGAGGATTTATTAGGATAAGATGATTTACGCAAACAACAACAACAAAAGAATTAAAGCAACTGAAACTGGTCAAAGAGCAGAATGCCCTGGTTGTGGAGAAGTGGTAATCTCAAGATGTGGAGAATACAAAGAGAATCATTGGGCACACAAGAAAGATTCTTTATCATGTAAGTACAAGCCAATGAGTGATTTTCATTTAATGGTTCAGTCTTTATTTGATGATGATTGTTTAGAAAAAATATCTACTGATTACAATGGAGAGAAGCACATTGCGGATATAGCTGTGAATGGTTTAGTGTTAGAGGTTCAAAATTCTCCAATAAAAATAGATGAGATTAGAAAGAGAAATCTACATCATAAGAATATTGTATGGGTATTGAATTGGGATACAATTTTTGGCAATTCATTTTACATGGATTACAAAAAAATGGATATTAATGAACCAAGAGTGTATAGGCAAGATTCAAGAAAAAAACTTCCTTTGAATTGGAAAGGCATGACTGTCTTTATTTATGCTAACGATAAATTCTATTTGTCTAAAATAAATGGCGGTAATGAATTTGCAACAATATTCTCAATTGTAAAGAAGCAAGATTTTGCTGACTTTATTAATAGGTTCTCTTATCAAATAAAAAACATATTTGATTATGCTGTACAAGAAGGAGAATACAAACATGAATTGTTCTTATTGAAGAAAGAAATAAAGGTTTTCCAAGATAAAGAAATTGAAAGCTTCTCCATACAAGACAAAAAAGAACAGTTAGAAAACTGTATCAAGGAAAATGAGCATTTTCAAAAAAGAATTGATTATTTAAAAAAAAGAGTAGAATCTCTTGAACAGCAAAAAATAGAAATGTATCAAATTGTTCAAAATGAAGTGGCTGATGATTATGATCAAGTTATAAGTGAGTTGCAGAATCAAATCAAAGTATTAAAGAATTAGATAATGTACGACAGCAACAAAGCAGATAGAGTTATCAGATTTATAGAGCGTGTGTGTACCCACGTTAAGGGAGACTTAGCAAGTCAATCTTTCCTATTGGAAGAGTGGCAGAAGGAATACATCCGTGACCTATTTGGTACGGTAAACAAAAACGGCACGAGGCAGTACCGCACCTCTTTTGTATTTATCCCTCGTAAGAATGGTAAGTCAAACCTACTAGCCGCCATTGGTCTAGCACTCCTATTTGTAGAGAAGGAACCAGGAGCAGAAATCTATGTGTGTGCCTCCTCTCGTGATCAGGCAAACGCCATCTTTGATGTGTGTAAGCAGATGGTAAGAAATCAACCGGTGCTTGAGCGTGGGTGCCAAGTGTACCGCAACTCTATTGTGCTCAAAGGTACCAACTCTTTCCTGAAAGCTGTAGCAGCTGATGCTGGTGTTTTGCATGGGGCGAATGCAAGTGCAGTACTTTATGATGAGGTTCACTCAGCCAAGAACAATGATTTATGGACTGTGATGAGCACCTCTATGGGTGCAAGGTCGCAGCCGCTTATGTTTGGAATCTCCACCGCTGGAGTGTTTGATCCTAACAGCATTTGCTATGAGCTTTATGATTATGGCAAGAAGGTGCGTGATGGAATCATTGAGGATGACACCTTTTTGCCCCTTATTTATGAGGCTGCTCAAGATGATGACATACATAGTGAGGAAACTTGGCGCAAAGCGAATCCTAACTTTGATGTAAGCATTAAGCCTGAATACTTTAGGAAGATGAGCCAAGAGGCAAAGAGCTTGCCAAGCAGTGAGATAGCCTTCAGGCAGCTACACCTCAATCAATGGGTGAACTCTCTAGCATCATGGATTACTGATGATGAGTGGATGCTTAGTAGTGGTACGGTAAACCTTGAAGAGCTGAAGGGCAAACCTTGTTATGGTGGTTTAGATTTAGCAGCCGTGGAGGATGTTACTGCTTTGGTGCTCTTGTTCCCTTGGGAAGATGGTAGCATGAAGATATTGCCATACCTATTTGTTAGTGAGGCAGCCGTGGAGCGTAGGAGAGTGCAAACTGGTGGCTCTTATGATGCTTTTGTCTCTAAGGGTGAGCTGATAGTAACGGATGGGAACTCTACGGACTACAATGTGATCAAGAACAAAATCATTGAGGCGGCAACGGTCTTTGATGTGCAGAGCATAGCCTTTGATAGATGGAATTCTAATGCTTTGGTGCAGCAGTTGGTTGAGGAAGGTATTGAGATGGATCCCTTTGGTCAGGGCTTTGTTTCTATGAGTGGCCCAATCAAGAATGCTGAAGTGTTGGTTAAGAAGAGGCTCTTGCATCATGGAGGAAACTCAATGCTCCGGTGGATGGTTGGCAATGTTGTGGTGAAGAAAGATGATGCTGAGAATGTAAAATTTAGCAAGGCAAAAGCTGGTGATAAGATTGATGGAGTGGTTGCTTTGATTATGGCTTTAGGTGAAAAAATGACCGTAGAAAACTCTGATGTATCAAAAACCAGCACCTATGAATCTAATGATATTCGCTTTTTATGACCTTAGAAGAAGCTCAAAAATTAGCTTTGCGCTTATTTGATATACATGGAGTGACACCTTATTTGAGGGTAATTTCTGCAAATTCTTACGCTGTTGAGATGATAATTGATGGAAATATCTACCTCATCAAAAAGCGCACTTATTAACAAAATCCTGTTAATTTTTGTTTTTTTTCTGCTATATATAGGGGGAGAAAAATAAAAATAAAGGTATTGCACTCCCTATTTCTTTTTTTTTGTGCGTAGATGTACGCACCTAAAAAAACAAATAGTGAGAGGGGGTGCAAAGAACATCATATCATATATACTTTGTTTTTGTGTTTTTTTTTATAACTTGAAGGCAACAACAATAAAAAACCTTTTTATCATGGAACAAGATTTAGAATTTTCAGTAGGAGATTATTTACTCTCAAAAAGATTTGGCTGGCAGTACAAAATCATAAGCATCCGGTATGGCGTTGCAGTCCTTCAGGATATTGTGAGAGAGAATGTGCGTATGAAGTTTTCACTAAGTGCTTTGTGTACTAGAGTGAAAAACGATAGCTTTGCTCACTCACCGCTTCCTTTTTAGTTGTTTAGGTATCGTTTGGCGGTGTGCCTCCTCATTGATTTGAGGGGGCTTTTTTTATTCCATTTAGTGATACTTATATTGCACTCGTAATTACAAAGTATCTATACACTTATGGCGGAGAATCAAAACTTGTTCGGGCGTATTTTGGGCGCATTCCGTTCATCTCCAAACAATCCATCCACCTCCTTGGCGAATCCAGCCTCTTGGATGTTTGATGGTTCCGCATCAAAAACTGGCATTGCCATCACTGAAGATAGTGCTATGCGCTTATCTGCTGTGTTTGGTGCCGTGCGTGTTATCTCTGAGACCATTGCCTCTCTCCCTTGGATGGTGAAGCAAGACTTTGAAGGCAACACACGCAATGCCGCAGCTCACCCAATCAATCAGCTCATCCACTCCCCAAATGGGATCATGACTGACTTTAACTTCCGTGAGACTTGCCAGGCGCATCTTTGCTTGCATGGTAATGCTTTTATAGCTATCAAGCGCAATGAAGCTGGGCAGCCTATAAAGTTGATACCAGTACATCCTGATAGAGTTCAGGTGAAGGTCTACAAGGATGAGAAGTTCTACACCATTGATGATGGCAAGGAGACTTTTGATGATACCGAGATGATCCACATACTTGGACTCTCTTTTGATGGTATTGTAGGCAAGAGCGTGATTGAGGCAGCAAGAGAAAGCATAGGTTTGGGATTGGCCGCTGATCAGTTCGGTGGTAGCTTCTTTGGAAACGGTGCAAATGTGAGTGCCGTGCTTACACACCCAGGTAGATTGTCTGATGAGGCATACAAGAGATTGATGGCTTCATGGCAGCGCAGATACTCAGGTTTAGACAACGCACACAAAACTGCAATTTTAGAGGAAGGCATGAATCTCACCAAGGTGAGCATCTCACCTAGTGAGAGCCAATTCTTAGAGACACGTCAATTTGGTGTGGTAGATATTGCACGGTTCTTCCGGATACCTTTGGCTTACTTAGGATCATTGGAGAACAGCTCAACAAGAGCGAACATAGAGGAGCAAGGAATACAATTTCAGCGCAATACCATCCTACCTTGGGTGAAGCGTTGGGAGGCAGAGTTCAACCGCAAGCTTTTCCCTAATGGGAATGACTACTACATCCGCTTTAATATGGATGGGTTGTTGCGTGGTGACATCACAAGCAGATATAGCAGTTATGCTACAGCACGCCAATGGGGTTGGTTGAGCGTTAACGATATACGCAAGTTTGAAGGCTTGGACAACATTGATAATGGAGATACTTACCTCCAACCGCTGAACATGGTAGATGTTGCAACGGATAATACTGATGATGACTAATGCCGTACACTGACTACCCACAAGCAGCAAGTGACAACGCACAACGTGCTTTGGACTTCCGTGAGGAGAATGGTACGGATTGTGGCACTCCTGTAGGCTGGGCAAGAGCACGCCAAATCTCAAGCAGAGCTAGTATCAGCGATGAGATTTTAGTGAGAACCTACTCATTCTTGAGCAGAGCCAAGGTTTATGACCAAGGTGATTTCACTGATGAGGATGGCAAAGAGATTTGTGGCTCCATCATGTATGCTGCATGGGGAGGTGATGAGATGCTCAGATGGGCAAAAAGAACTGTTGAACAAATGGGAGAAGATAAAAAAGAACGCCACATCAAATCAGTTGTTGAGACTGATGAGGAGATTGTGATCACCTTTGGAAAGGGTGAGATGGTTGATGAGAGTGGCTATAAAGAAGAAGATCGTGCGGAGCCTGATGAGTTAGTTATTGGGGATTTTGTGCGGTGGGGAACATCGGGCGGTAATGCTTACGGTGTGATTATTCAAATAGAAAGAGATGGAGAGCTTGAAGCGGATAGTGGTTTCACAATCACTGGCACACCTGACAATCCAGGTGCTCTCATCAGAATATACCGCTACTCTTCAGAAGAGGAAGCGTACGTTGAGCGCAAGCCAGCACTCAACGTGGTTCACTTGTTCTCAACGCTTGAGAAGTTTGATGCCGAGGTTAGAAGCCACAAGGCCATCATTGAGAAGCGTGAGTTTAGAATGGAAGAGGCTCAATACGAGGGCCAAACCATAAGAGGCTATGCCGCTGTTTACAATAGTGATAGTGAGTGGATGGGAGGATTTTACGAGCAGATTGCTCCTGGTGCCTTTGATGGTGTTATGGATAATGATGTGCGTGCCTACTTCAATCATGATGAATCACTGCTCTTAGGTAGAGTATCAAGTGGAACCTTGAGAATATCTACCGATGCAAGAGGATTGTACTACGAGGTGGATATGCCCAACACCTCCTATGCTAATGACTTGATTGAGTTGATGAAGAGAGGTGATGTGAATCAAAGCTCTTTTGCCTTCTTGATTGAGAATGATAGATGGGAAGAGCGTGATGGCAAAACTTATAGAATAATAGAGAAAGTATCAAGGCTTCTTGATGTATCTCCGGTAAGCCAACCAGCTTATCCTGATGCAACAAGTGAGTTAATGATGAGAAATAATACACCTGAATCAGAAGGTGCTGAAACTGAGGCCAAGGCTGAAGTAGAAGAAGTTGCTGATAATGAAATCTTTGAATATAAATTAAAAATCCTAAAATTAAGTTAAGATGAAAAACATTGAACTTAGAGGAAAGCGTGCGCAGCTCATCAAAGATGCTGATGCTATTGTAGCTGCTGCACAAGCTGAAGGTCGTTCTATGACCTCCGAAGAAAAAACAAAGTTTGAAGCTATTGAAGCAGATGCTCGTGGCTTTAAGCAAGAGATTGACATCATTGAGCGTAATGCTGAGATGAAGAAAGAATTAGCTGCTAATGAGGGTGAGGCTCGTGCCGCTGCTCCCAAAGCAAGTGCTTCTTCTGCATTTAGCAAGTACTTACGCCATGGTATGGGTTCTTTGAATGCTCAAGAGCGTTCTATGATCCAAAAGCGTGGTACTGCAACGCAGATTGCTGGTACTGATTCATTAGGTGGGTTCTTAGTACCTCAAGAGTTCAGCAATGAGCTTGATGTTGCTACTTTGTTCACTGGTGAAGTTGAGCGTTTGGCTAAGAAGTTGAACACTGCTTCAGGCGGTTTGTTAGATTACCCAACGGTTGATGATACTGCTACTGGTGCAAATCAGATTGGTGAAGGTTCTGCTGTCACTGTACAAGACATGACTTTTGCTAATAAGCAATTGTCTGCTTACAACTACAGCTCTTTGGTTAAAGTATCTCAGCAATTGTTGCAAGATTCAGCGTTTGACCTAAACAGCTTCTTAGTAGAGGCTATGGGTGAGCGTATTGCTCGTGCTACTAACGCTGCATTCACTACTGGCGATCCAGGTTCTCCAGTTGTACCACAACCAACTGGTATTGTAACTGGCTCTAGCTTGGGTAATACTGCTGCTGGTGCTGCTGCAATCACTGCTGATGACATTTTAGATCTTATCTACTCAGTAGATGCTTCTTACCGTAACAAAGCAAGCTTTGGATTGATGGCACATGATAACATCATTGCTGCGGTTCGTGCTTTAGGTGTAGGTGCTACTAATGACTTCCCAATCTTTATTCCTTCATTGGAAGTTGGGCAGCCTGACCGCATCTTCGGTATTCCAGTATATGTGAATAA